GAAGTGAAGTTAGCGGAGCAGAGAGCGTTAATAGATAAGCAAATGAAAGAGATCGAAGGCTGGAAGAAAAGACACCTTCTCGATCCTCGTGGGAAAATGATGTGAACAGAGAAGCAGTTTACGAGCAACTCAAGATTGATGAAGGAGTAGTGTATGGAATCTACAATGACCACCTCGGCTATCCAACCTTTGGCGTCGGTCATCTTATCGTCGAAGACGACGAGGAATACGGAAGGCCAGTTGGAACAGCAGTTACTGAAGAAAGAGTCAGGGCGTGTTTCGCTCGTGACCTTGACATTGCCGAAGGAGAATGTTACACTTTATACGGAGAAGGGACATTTAGAGAGCTTCCCGATGAAGTCCAGCAAATCCTGGTTAACATGATGTTCAACATGGGCAGACCCAGACTGTCCAAGTTCAAGAAGATGAATGAAGCGATAGCGCAAAAAGACTGGAAAAGGGCTGCCGTTGAAGGAAGAGATTCCCGTTGGTATAGGCAAGTAACACAACGAGCAGAAAGATTAATGAAAAGATTGGAGAACGTAAGCTAGTGAGAGTAAGTTTAGTTGCCATGACCAAACCGAGTGCGAGTACAGGGTGTAGCACAGCGGATGAATTTATTGCATACTGTGCAAGAGTAAGTAACCCTGATAATCAAAACAATAATAAAACAGCTCCAGGATTATTAAAGTATCTAATCAAACATGGTCACTGGAGCCCTTTCGAGATGGTATCTGTTACTCTCGAAATACAAACAACAAGAGATATATCACACCAGATAGTGCGACACCGAAGTTTTTCTTTTCAAGAGTTCAGCCAAAGATACGCTGAAGCCAATACTTATGAAGTACGGGAAGCACGTTTGCAAGATCCAAAAAACAGACAAAACAGTATTACAATAGATCGTAGAAACCCAGAAGAAGTACGAGTTAGTGAAAATTTTAACATGGCTCAACATAAAGTAATCCGTCTAGTGCGGGATGCCTATGAGTGTGCTCTCAATAGTGGTATTGCGAAAGAGCAGGCACGTGCTTTACTTCCTGAAGGCATGACAGGCACAACACTTTATATGGCTGGAACTTTACGTAGTTGGATTCACTATTGTAAGTTAAGAATGGCAAATGGTACACAGGAAGAACACGCAGATATTGCAAAGAGATGTTGGGATGTTATTGGAGGTCATTTTCCAAGTGTAAAGGAGGCAGTAGATGCTTTGGATGTTCTTGATTAGTAGTATACCTTTTATTTTATTAGCAGGCGGTATATATGGAGATTATAAAGCCACAGGTTATTTTCCTTGGCAAAAAGAGTTTGATGTTAAATGTTTTCACGTCAAAAAAGATAGAAGTAATATGTAAATATTTCTTGACACAAAGTGTGTTTTCGAGTATAATAGTTGCATGAATATTTTTATATTAGACGAAAACCATGACAAGTGTGCAGAGTACCATGTTGACAAGCATATAGTCAAGATGCCTTTAGAGGCTGCACAAATGCTGTGCACGAATCATTGGATAGATAAATACTTAGGGTTTGTTCCTCGTAAACTTACAAAAGAGGAACTCGCCCTGTTACGAGAAAAGAAAACAAATGAGCCTAGGGACTTTCCATATCTTCCGACGATGCACAACCACCCTTGCACTATCTGGGCTAGGAGTAGTCTTGATAATTATGAGTGGTTGTTTTGCTATGCACTCGCATTGGACGAAGAATACACTTACAGATACGGAAAAAGCCATAAATCAGTGCATGATGTTATACTCAAGCTCCCCAGCATACGAACACCATCATTGGGACTTACTGCATTTGCACAAGCTATGCCAGATGAACTTAAAGGATCAGACGCCATAGAGGCATATCGTAGATTTTACCACAAAGACAAAGCAACGTTTGCATCTTGGAAGTATCGAGAGAAGCCGCCTTGGTGGAACGAACAGGAAGCAGATTATGAGCAAAGAATCACAAGGTAGGAAGTATGATAAAGGCAAAGCAATGCTTCATCTACTTCCGCCTAAGTCTATACTCGAAGTAGGAAAAGTATTAACATATGGAGCAGAAAAGTATGACGCAGAGAACTGGCGCAAAGTGCCAGACCTACAGAACAGGTATGCTAGCGCAGCACTGCGACATATTTTTGCGCACATAGATGGAGAGCTAGACGATGAAGAAACTGGACTATCACATTTAGCACACGCAATGTGCTGTTTATTATTTAAGTTGGAGGACGAATTACTTGGCAAGGGTGAAGAAGAAAGAACACGAGAAGCTGACACAAGAGAATATCCGCCACGTTATAGAATTGCTATCAAGAGAGAATCCGATAACAAAAAAGGAAGCATGCCAGATTTTGAATATCTCGTATAATACTACGAGACTAAACAGTATAATACAAAATTTTGAAGATAGGCAAAATTTCAGAGCGAAGAGAAAAGCTCAGTTAAAAGGCAAACCTGCTAGTAAAGACGAGATAAGATCAGCTATCCAGTCTTACTTGAGGGGACAGTCTGTATCTGAAATATCTCAAGGAATGTATCGCTCTGCGGGGTTTGTACGGGCTATACTCGACCGAGTAGGAGTTCCGACACGCCCTGTTGCTGTAGAGGAAAGAAAGGGCTATGCATTTTTGCCCGATGAGTGTGTAAGTGATGAGTTTGCAGACGGAGAAACTGTTTGGTCTGCCTTTTACCACGCACCTGCTACAGTAGTGAAAGAAACAACTAACGCTCCGTATTATATTGAAAAGTATGGATGCAAGTGCTACGATGTGTATATTCTGGAGGAAAGTCAAGATTTGAATGTTGGAGGATTCCATGCTGCTGCACTCGCATACGATTTAGGAAAACTTGGACACCTCGAAGAACATGGGATTGATATCACAAAAATTTAGTGCAAAGCAAAAATATTTCTTGACACAAACGTTAAATAGAAGTATAATAGTATTTTAAAAATGAGGAAACCAAATGGGCGACCGATTTTATTTTCAACAACAACAAGCAAGAGGTAAACGCAGAATGGCGTGGACAGACGAGAAAAAAGCAGAAGCAATAGAAGCGTATCAGGACGCAGATCCAACTCCTGAGACTTCTATGGAAATAGTAAAAGACATTGCGAATGACTTGGGTGAAAGCCCTAATGGTGTTCGTATGATACTCACAAAGGCTGGAGTCTATGTAAAGAAAGCAGCCGCTACAGCGAATGGTGGTGGGACTTCCTCCGCTGGTACACGCGTCTCTAAACAAGCAGCACAAGACGCGCTGATAGCGGCCATCAATGACAAGGGCTTAACAGTAGACGAAGACATAATATCGAAGCTGACTGGCAAAGCCGCTCAGTATTTCGCAGGCCTTCTGGCCGACTAGTACCTTTCCTCGGGTGAGATTCCCGAGGGTTTCTTTGTTCCAAATGTATAGGACAGTAAAAGATTTTACCCACCTAACTAAGGAACAACGTGAAGAAGGAAGAACTAGCCAAACTTGTTGACGAGTATGGCGATGCGATCATTACTTATCGTAGTGAGAACTCAAAGAAACTAAAGTATAACGTATGCACGTTGGACTTTGGTACCAAGTACATTCGAGACAAGAAAAATAGAGCGAAAGAATCCGATCAAACCCTGCTATTATTTTGTTGGGATACGGATTCTTATCGCCTGTTAAAACCTAAGAATGTAACAAGTGTAGTGCCTCTTTCATCTGTGTTGAAGAACGACTTATGATACAGTTATACGAAGAGCCATCTGTTTATGAACACACGATTCACTACGACGAAGAAAAGCAAACTCAGATACGAGTTACAGTAAATACTTTTAGAGGTATTGAGTATCTTCATGTGCGAAAGTATTATATGGATTTTGAAGAAGAGTGGAAGCCAACACCCGAGGGTATAGCTATGCCAGTTGACTTTAACAATGCCAGAGAACTCTTTCGCGCTCTAGTAGAGATTTTGTCCTTAGCCGAGTCACGAGAAATTATAGAAGAAAACTTCCAAGACCTTATCCAAGATATGTATAAACACGAGAGGTAAAAATAATTCTTGACTTTTGTTCCTTTTTCAAGTATAATATATTTATATGAGTGAGAATACTAATCCAAAATCCATAGCAAAACAATACTACGAGGGTGGTAACAGTCCTTTGACTGATCCTGAGTGGGATGCTTTGTACACAGGTTTGGAGGAGATCGGCTATACGCCTGAGTCTGGTGTTCCACACTTATATCAAATGTATTCATTAAAGAAAACATTTAGTGAGGACGAGTTGGAAACTTGGCTTCGTGTAACTCATGAAGGAAAGCTAATTACTTGTTCCCCAAAACTAGACGGAGCTGCTGTCTCTATTGTGTATAAAAATGGAGAGCTGTTTTCCGCACTAACAAGAGGGAATGGAAAGATAGGTCTTGACATTCTCAATAAGATGCGATACCTTGTACCTCCTAAAATAAACTTCTTGACGAAAGAAGTACAAATTGATGGAGAGGTGGTTGCTCCTATATCCATACCGAATGCGAGAAACTACGCAGCGGGCTCGTTGAACCTAAAAGACATAGAAGAGTTCAAAACTAGAACTAATGAATTGCGCTTTGTAGCTTATGACATGAGACCCCATAGCTTCACGGATTCGTGGGCTGGGCTTCTTAGCGTGATAAGATCCTTTGATATATCGACTGTACTATCCGTTGATGCTTCTTTGTATCCACAAGATGGTAAAGTTTTCCGTGTTGATGACTTAGATGATTGGAATAAACAAGGATTTACAGCACACCACCCAAGAGGTTCTCTTGCTTTCAAAGAACAGAAAGCAGGCGAGATAACTACGCTGAAAGATGTTGAGTGGCAAACAGGCAAGTCTGGAGTCGTTACACCAGTAGCAATTCTAGAGCCTGTGATGATAGGAGATGCTGTCGTGCAGAGAGCTACCCTGCATAATATGGCTCACATCGAGCAGTTGGGACTTGAAATCGGATGCCAAGTCGAGGTCATACGAAGTGGAGAAATCATCCCGCGTATTGTCCGACGAGTTGACTAAAAATAAATCTTGACATGGAACCTAAATTTTCGTATAATATATTTTCGTTTTCAGAGGAATCTTTATGCAAGCAATACTAGCACCTGAAGTTTGCCCCTCTTGTGGTAGCCCACTTGAGTGGAAAAACGATATGTTATATTGCGTAAGTGCACTATGCCCTGCGCAAATCCAGAAACGGATAGAGCATTTTGCAAAGTCACTAAAGATTAAAGGGCTTGGCCCGAAGAGCATTGAGAAGCTAGGCCTCTCCTCTTTTCAGTCTATCTACGATATGACTTACCTAGAGATTAGAGATGCTCTTTCCTCTGAAAAACTAGCAGTAAAACTACTGGAGGAGATAAAGCACTCAAGACACGTTACTTTGAATACTTTACTTCCTGCTTTCAGTATTCCGTTGATCGGAAAGACAGCAGCAACTAAACTGTCCACAAAGCTCAAGAATCTTCTTGATCTTGACGAGGACAAATGTACAGCCGCAGGTCTTGGTCCGAAAGCAACAGAGAACTTACTTAACTGGTACAACTCGAAAGAGTATGCAGAACTGAAAAAGCTCCCATTCAGTTGGGAGTTTGAATCGCCTAGAAAAATTGCAACAGAGCACAAAGGCGCAGTATGTATTAGTGGTAAACTTTCGAGCTTTAAGACAAAAGCAGAAGCAACCAAAGCGTTATCCTATGCAGGATATCAAGTAAAAACCTCACTTACACAGGACGTAATATTCCTAATAAATGAGTCAGGTATAGAGTCTGCTAAAACTAAACAAGCCCAAGAAAGGGGCGTAACAATTATAACAAATCTAAATGATTTGATAGGAGAAAAAGACTATGGCAGCGTTGCCTAAGTGGACAGATGAGCGTACCAGCGAGCTCACAACTTTCGTTGGTGATGAATCCCCAGTATCTCAAGGCACTGTTGCAGAAGCAGCAGACCAGCTTGAGACTACTACACGATCAGTTTCTAGCAAGCTGAGAAAGATGGGCTATGAAGTAGAGCTTGCCTCTGCAAAGAGCAACAGAGCTTTCTCTGAAGCTCAAGAAGCCACTCTTTCTGCTTTTGTTTCAGACAACAGTGGTGAGTATACTTATGCTCAGATTGCAGAAAACTTTGAAGGCGGAGCATTTAGTGCGAAGTCTATTCAAGGTAAGATTCTTTCTATGGAACTTACCGATCATGTTAAGCCAGCTCCTAAAGTAGAGAATGTAAGAACATACTCTCCTGAAGAAGAAGCTACTTTTGTATCTATGGTCAATGACGGAGCGTATGTGGAAGCAATCGCCGAAGCTCTTGATCGTAGTGTAAACAGTGTACGAGGAAAGGCTCTCAGCCTGCTTCGTTCTGGCGACATTGACGCTATACCCCGACAAGAACACACCAAAGGTTCTGCGAAGAGTGACCCTCTCGAAGAGCTGGGAGATGTGTCTGATATGACAGTTGAAGCAATCGCAGAAGCGATTGGCAAAACTGCCAGAGGTGTAAAGACTATGTTAACCCGAAGAGGATTAACAGCGTCTGATTATGACGGAGCAGCAAAAAAAGAAAAAGCTGCTTCCTAAATTATAGTGTTAACTCTACAGCCGTGGTGAGGGGTCATTGCGGCTGTACTCTTTTCGGGGGAATCGTTGAACATAGCTAGTGCTTATCTGAAGCAAGTCTTAGACCTGCAAGACT